CCCAAGTTGAGGAGTTGTATCTTCTACTATATTAGATAGAGCAACACCACCAACAGCAAGTCCTGACACGATTGTGCTTCTTGTGATCTTTTTAAGACCACCACCTGAAGTATCTACTGCTAAAAATACGTCATCATTTGCAACTGTGGATATTTCACTTAAACCCCCTACAGCGATAGAATTAAAGTTTGTTCCATCTGCTATAAGTAAGTTACCTGCAGTGTTAGTTCCCATAGTGATGTCATCACCAGAAACTGTTAAATCACCACCTACAACTACATCTCCTGTTGTTGTTACATTTCTGAAACCTGTTACATCTTTATTTGAATCTACAACAACTGCTTTTGATGCTACAACTGTTCCTGCTGTTGAACCATCAAGTAAATTTAACTCTGCAGCTGTAGATGTTACCCCATCTAATATATTTAACTCTGCGGCTGTAGAAGTTACACCATCGAGTATATTTAGTTCTGCAGCTGTAGAAGTTACACCATCAAGAATATTTAACTCTGCTGCTGTAGAAGTTATTGCAGTGCCACCTAATGTTATTGACCCTGATACATCTAAATTACCATTTAAGTCAACTGTTGTGGCCGCAAGCTGTATTTCTGTATCTGCAACTAAATCTAATTGTCCATCAGTTGATGAATTAATATAGATTGCTGTATCACGAAACTGTAGTTTTTCTGTAGATGCTACGAGTATATCATCAGAAAACTCAAAGTAATCTTCATCTTCCATCCATTTAAGAACACCATCTGATGTTTCACCATCGAATGTTATTGTTATATCTGTTCCTGCAGTTCCTGCACCAAAGGTTAGTGTGTTGCCCAATAACTTAGTTATAGGACCACCTTCGTTTGCAGTACCATCATGTGTGTGTCCACTGCTTGCCTGAAAAGCTGCTAATAGTTGGTCAAACTCATCATTGGTATGTGCTGCTGTGATTACGTCACCGTCAGTATAAGATGACTGTCGTGTATACGTTGCTCCCATTTATCTTCTTGCCCCTACTTGATATTCTAGACCAAATCCTTTCAGTGAATATGGTGCTGTTGTTGCGTTGTCGTTTATTCGTAATGCTACTGCAAATCCTGAACCTTCTACTGGTTGTCTTACAAGTGGCTGTGATGTACCACCGTAAGTTGGTGTGCCATATACTGATGTTCCATATATTGCAACCACATCTGTAGAATCAAGTGGATATGCAGCAGGTCTTGCTGAATTTTTATCTTCATAATCATATCGTACAAACATATCAGCGTTAATAGCTGACTCTGGTTCATAATTTAATATGACACGTTGCATATGTTTTCGTATGCCCGGATCTCCAAATGTTAAATCAGGACTCCTATATCTACCTGATACTTTTGTTCCATCAAAATCATTACCTTTTTCTTGTCTATACACGTAACCATCAAACCCTCCGTGTAAAACTAAAACATTACCTTCCTCAACAAATGTATCAGTTGCTGAAGGTTTTATTCCTCTTAATTCAGAAAACTCAAAATTTTGACCTTTCATCACACAAATAACACCTTTCGTGCTATCTTCAGATGTTCCTGTTTTAGAAAAGAATATTCTGTATTGTGTCTTATCAGGTATAACAATAGACTCAAACAAAGCAGAATCAACGAGATTATCGTCAAAGATAGATTGTACATTTGCACTAATAGTTCCAAGTTCAACGTCACCAATTCTTGCTGTACCTGCAACTGTACGTAATCCATCAGGTCCTAAGAATATTAAGTCACCTGCAAATTCCTGTATTGTGTCTCCGTTTACACAACCAATGTTTCTTGTTACAGGTGTTATCGCAAAATCACTTGACGAAGTTCCTGATAGTTTAAATATTCTGTTTTCACAAAATACGAATAAATCGCCACGGAAAGCTTTTAATCCTACAATAGTATCATCAACTTTTATACTTCCTGCACCACTGCCACTATTAAATGCATCTTCATCAAAAGGTTGACTAAATACTAACTCCTGTGGTGTGCTAGACATACCAGCGTAAAACATATGACTTTTAAATGCCGTTACAAACTTTGCACCTTCAACACTTGATTCCGTAACATCTGTGGCTGCTAAAGAAGTATTAAATACCGTTGGGTCATTTGTGCCATCCGTTACAATTATTTTATCGTTGCCATCAAAATTAAATCGTTCAAAAGTATATTTACTTGCATTTGTTCTGCCTGTATCTCTTTCTGTCCAACTTTCAGATACTGCATCGTCTACAGCATGTGCCGCAGCAGATGTTGAACTTGTTGCTCGTGTTACTCCTGTAAAAGTTGTGCTTGTTTTGCCTGTGTATGTAAATATTTCAGAATTAATTTGTAATGTACCACTAGAACTAAACCCTGATGTGCTGTCAACTGTTATAGTTCCAGATCCTGTCATTCCAGTTGCTTGCAAAATTTTTAAAGATAATTCAGTTGATGCTGAACTAAATATTTTTTCTCCACGTGCAGCTAATATGTTATTATTAAAAAAAGCTACCATTAAAACTTTTTCAGTGCTAGCTGATGTTTGTGGTACAATGTGATTTATTTGTCTTCTAAATCCATTTATTCTTCTATACCCACCCTTTATATCAGGTTCAAAATTTAACAATTCTAGTGCTTGTCCGGGCTGCATTATAAACGTAGATCTACTTTTAACAAGACCTCCCTCACAAGTAAATGCAAATGGTTGTGTTTGAGACAGGTCAGGCATCTACACAGCCCTCACATAATTTTTTCTGTTAATGAGTTCAACTCTCATTCTCTTAACACCATCTTGGTATTCTTTGTTTGCAAACTGTGCGTTTTGTAAATCAGAACGCAACATAAAAGCATAATATCTTGCACGTGCAATTATTACTGGTTCAAATCTAGCAGGTATGATAGAGGTATCTGTAGCACTAGATAAATCTGTATGTGTGGTATAGTAATCAAACTTTATAGATAAGTTGTCACTATCTGGTATTGGACTAAATCCTATCTCATCATTGTATGTAGTGTATACATACTCAGGCTCACCTAACTTATCTGTAGACGATGCAGAATCTGTTTCTCTAAAATTATCGTTCCATTCTTCATAAGTTAAGTATCGCAACCTTTTTGGATTTACATCGTTTTCTGTAAGACTTATAAACCCTATAAATGCATTAGATCCTGAACCTTCTGCTAATGTAACAAAATGTGTTACTGCTGTAGCATCAAAAGTAAAACTGGTATATGATGATTCATTCGCATTACTTATAGTTATAGTTTGCGATTTAGTTTGTGAACCCCCAGATGATGTTCCAATAGTTGCTGTTATAGTTGCTCCTGTAAGTTTAACTATAACTTCATACGTTTTACCTACAATTAAATCTGATATTTCTTGTGTAACTGATGCACTTGTTAATTTTAACGTGTTACCAAATTTAGAACTTGCAGCAGGAGTTCCTGACACAGTTGTCCAACCAGTTATAGATGCTGACCCAGAAACTTCATAATCACCATTTGTAATGTAATCTTTTGGTTGTAAAAACACAGTATCATAATCAAGATACTTTAAAGTTGATGCTACAGTTGTAAATGCATATAGTTGTTTTCCTGATACAAGATCTAGTGAACCTTCTGCTCTTGTAAAGGGCCAGTTAAGTTCTGAATTAATTATATCAGATATAGATCTATTTACAAAATCTTTTACGGATGTTTGTATACCCCTTGAATTACCAAAATTAGAACTAGTTAATTCAACTTCATTAACATCTCTTAACACATTATTTACGAGTGTCAGATACGTGCTTGCCATCTTGTTTCTCTAATTTATAAATTAATTTGTAAACTTCTTTGAAGTTTTTTATGATTTGATCTTTTTGTTGGTCAGTAGTTGCTTTTTTCATAGCAAACTCAAACGCTTCTTTACACAACTGCTTCATATTCTAGTATATATGTATACGAAATAAAATGCAACCTTTATCGTTTAAATTGGTCTTTTATGCTCTTTACCACACTCTTTATATCAAAAGGTTCTTCATTTGGTCTGTAGGGGCATTGATACTCTCTTGGACACTCTCCTGCATCATATGGGAGATATTCTCTATATTGAGTATTATTTGCTCCAATAAATACGCATACACGTTGTTTGTTCCCTAATATTTGACTTGCTAACCTGCAAATTGTTGTTTCACCTCTTGCTTCACTTATTCCTAGCAAAATGTAAACAGCAAAAGCAAGTGCAAGTAATGCTAGACGGAAAGACTTATTATCCATATCATCCATCCTATTGCTCCACATCCTATGAGTGATGCAATGCCTATGATGGTATAGTCTCGTATCTGTCTGTTTCTTTCTTCTCTAGCATAAACGGCTTCCCTTCTACTTCGCCTAATACGACCTTCTTCTTTTATTAAATCATCCCACGCTTGTAAGCCGTAATTAGCTATTAAAAAATTTTTAAGTTC